CGGTTCACCCGGAGCGTAAAACGCTGCATGAGAAGGGGCACATTGTTGCCCCTTTTCTTTTTCTACTGTATAAGTAGCTTATCCCTGACAGGCGCATCCCGTGCCTGACACTAGCCAAGACAGGAGATACTCATGGCTAATACGACGTTCAACGGCCCAGTCCGTTCGGAAAATGGCTTCACTGTAGTTTCAAAAAATGCCACTACTGGCGCTATAACAGACGTTGCAAACATTGCCTCTACTGGCATTGTTACTGACAAATACATCAAGCATGTTGGCTTCGCTACAGGCGTAACGGTTAACACCACCGCTGGCGATAGCCCCTCTATTGGTGAGTTTACTCAGCCTGCAAACACGATCATCACTGACATCAAGATCTTCTGTGATACCTCGCCAGTTATTGGTACGGGTGACATTGGTTACGAAGTTGGTACGTCTAGCTCTGGCGCACAGATTGTTGCGGCAGTGACCGATGAGATTTTGGATGGCGGCACGACTGTTGTAGAGCACAACGTAACCACAACAACGCTTGTGGTTCAGACTCAAAGCGGCACTACGGCTCCTGCTTCTGTTCAGTACACTTCTGCTGCAAGAACTATCTTCTGCAACATTACTAATACTGTTGATGCAACTACCGCTGGTTCTTTTACGTTCATCATCGAGTACGTTCAGATAGCGTAACAGGGGGTAATCATGGGTATGTCTGATGTAATTGCGGTATTTAAGACCGCAGGTATCGCCGCAGACGACGATGGTATATCCGAAAATGCTGCTGTTGGTAACAATGCGGCGTTGACCATTGGAGGCGCTTTAGCTTCTGGTGGTTCAGTTACTCTGAACTCAGGGCAACTTGTAACGATTACCTCTGCTGGGGATGACGACGAAATATCGTTTACTGTAGTAGGTACAGATATTTTTGACGCTGCTTTAACAGAGTCAGTTACCGGCGCAAATGCGGGTGTTGCTACTAGCAGTAATTTCTTCAAGACCATTGCTTCTATAACCGCTGCGGGCGATCCAGCAGGTAATGTAAAAGCTGGAGTCAGTGCAAGCTGTGCGGACAACATCTTTGCTGGCCCTGCTAGGTTAAAAGGTGCGTATATTGTCAACTCAGGCACAGCAGGCACTATAAAGTTCAGGACTACTTCTGTTTCAGGTACAACCCTGATGGAGATAGGAACTGTGGCTAGTGCAACTGTGACGCGAGATGTGACCATACCAGTAGAAGGTGTGCGATTCCCAAGTGGAATAATCATTACCTATACAGGAGGTACGTTTACGTCTATCACGGCGTTCCATGCGTAACTACTACAAGAAGGCATCGCCATGCCCCTCGTTCAAAAAAGGTGGTATGGCGGGCATGTCTGTAAAAAGTGGGGACAAGCGACCCACTAAGTCTGGCGCGGGTATGACAGCAAAGGGTGTTGCTAAATACAGACGGCAAAACCCCGGCAGTAAGTTGCAGACCGCAGTGACAGAGAAAAAACCCACTGGAAAGCGTGCAGCACGTAGAAAATCGTTCTGTGCGCGTTCTGCTGGACAAATGAAGAAATTTCCAAAAGCAGCCAAAGATCCTAACTCAAGGTTAAGGCAGGCGAGAAAGAGGTGGAACTGTTAGATGGCATACTTGCAAAGTAACATCCCGTACTTTAAGTGCTGGGTGCGAAAGGAGTACACACACAATCACGAGAAGTACCACGGCGAGTTTATTCACGCTATGGCGATTGCAGTAACAACGATGCCAACTAGGTGTTTGAGTTTTCAGGTAATTTTTACTGGAGCTGAAACATACGACGAAGAAGACGAACCCAATGTGCATGGAGGTGCGATGTGGGCACGAATGCCGATTACAGCGTTGGTAGGGGATACCCCGTTAGAGGAGTGGCCCGAACCTATGCCTGTGTGGGCAGCGCAGCCTTGGGATTGCAGTTCGAGGGATCACGCTGTGTACGTGCTTGATAGAGCCACACCGTGTCCTTGGATGGCTAAGATTGACGGGGAAATGTACCCCGCGAAGTATATGTTCACGGTGGACTATACGAACAATGAGATTGCTGATGATCCTGCACAACACAAGCAGAGTCATGTGATGGAGCTGCTAGATGCTGGCCCATATACGGGTAACATCGTGGCTCTACCAAACAATAGGGTGCGGGTGACACATCCCGCTTGGTTTGAGACGGGAGAAGGCGCACCAGATTTTCGTCCTTCTCAACACATTCACTACAGCAAGTCCGATCTGGACTACACGCTCGACGTGAATCAAGTGTTTGATAATCTGTACGCAGACAAGGAGTAAGACATGCCACTACCAGCATTAGGTGCAGCAGCTAAATTTATCATGGCAAATGGAGCTAGGGCTGCGGCGGGAAAATTCAGTAAAACGGCTGTAGACAAGGCTAAAGATCAGATAGCTAAACGCGAGTCTGCCGTATCGCAAATGGCGGATAAAGCTAACGTAGGCGTCAAGAAAACCCGAAGCCCTCAGTCTATACGCAGACAGCAGGACACTATGCGTGACAAACGAGTGGCTAAACAAGAAGCAAGACGCGCACCTAAATCACCCAAAGAAGAATCACCCTTAAATTTTAGAGGAGGCGGTATGATGAAGTCGAAAATGAAAGCCAAGGGCATGAAAGCTGGCGGTAAGATGAAAGCCAAAGGCTATATGGCTGGTGGCAAGATGAAAGCTAAGGGTATGGCTGGCGGCGGTAAAATGAAAGCTAAGGGTATGGCTGTTGGTGGCCCACTGAAGAAAGCACCAGAAGGCAATACGGGACTCAAAAAGCTGCCAAAGCAAGTTCGCAACAAGATGGGCTTCATGGCTAAAGGCGGCATGATGAAGACCAAAGGCTACTCAAAAGGTGGAGCCGCTGGTGGTAAGAAGCAAAAGGTTCGCGGTGCCGGTATCGCTCGTAAGGGCGTGCGTCCAGCGAAGATGCGTTAGGAGTTAGGTATGCGTGATGAATACTTAATTGGGAAAGAAGTATCTAGGTACAGTGCGGATTCTCGTAAACCAAAACGAGAGAAGAAAGTATCTAAAACTAAGCGTGGGCCAAGAAGAAAACTAACAAGCGAACGAAACAGAGAGCCTGATACTATCGGCCCCGGCAGGAATACTAGAGGTTATGTAGTTGAGCCAGCTAAATTTGTAGCGGGAGACGAACCGGGAACCGTTGAGATAGAACGAAAAACTTATAAACGAAAAAATGGCAAAGACAGCGCCAAGACAAAAGATTTTAAGAAAGGCGGTAAAGTTCGCGGTGCCGGTATTGAGCGGAAAGGTCTACGTAAGGCTAAAATGCGATGAGACACTACTATAAGTCAGGCGGTAAGGTGAAGTCGGGCGGCAAGATCTGCCCGAAAGGTAAGGCGTGGGCAAAGCGCACGTTTGATACCTACCCGTCTGCTTATGCGAACATGGCGGCTTCTAAGTATTGCAAAGACCCTAACTACGCTAAGGGCAGCAAGAAGAAGAGTAAGTAATGGGGCAGCTTAAACAGTGGCGGGATCAGCAGTGGGTACGTATCGGCACCGATGGTAAGATCAAAGGGCCATGCGGCACGTCGAAAGACAAAAAGAACCCAGATCGCTGCTTACCTAAAGCTAAAGCACAGTCACTGAGCCAGTCTGAACGTGCTACTACAGCACGTAAGAAGAAAAAGGCAGGTGCTAGAGGGCAGCAAGTGGTGTCTAATACTCCCAAAGCCAAGGTTAAAACAGCGAAAGCTGGTGGCCCAATACGCGCAAATCACAAAGGTTGTGGCGCAGTAATGAACAAGCGTAGGAAGAAGACGCTGTACGTACAAGGTAATAGGCCATGACAACATCTGGAACAACAGCATTTGATATGGACTTCACGGAGATCGCTGAAGAAGCGTGGGAACGTGCGGGTCGTGAAATGCGTTCTGGATATGACTTACGCACCGCTAGACGCTCTATGAACCTGATGACCATTGAGTGGCAGAATCGTGGCATCAATATGTGGACGATTGACGAAGGCACTGTGACGATGGTCAAGGGCACAAGTCAGTATGATTTGCCTGCCGATACCATTGACCTGCTAGAGCAAGTCATACGAACAAACAGTGGGAACACCACCACGCAGTCTGATCTGACCATAAGTCGTATTAGCGTTAGTACATACGCATCCATACCTAACAAGTTAACAGAAGGCAGGCCGATTCAGGTTTACGTAGAACGTCTTAGAGATAACCCTAAGATCAACGTGTGGCCTGTACCTGACAAAAACGACGAGTACATATTCAAGTATTACCGTATGCGACGTATACAGGACGCGGGTACTGGCGTAGAGACCGCTGATATGAACTTCAGGTTCTTTCCGTGTCTGGTCGCTGGACTGGCGTACTACATATCTATGAAAGAACCAGAGCTTATGGCACGGGTACCCATGCTAAAAGACGCCTACGAAGAGCAGTTTGCTTTGGCGGCTGGAGAAGATAGGGATAAGACCGCTGCACGCTTTGTGCCGCGCATCAGCTATGTCTAATAGGTTTGCATCCACTAAAAGAGCCATTGCTGAATGTGACATTTGTGGGTTTCAGTATAAGCTACGTGAGTTAAAGAATTTAATACGCAAAGGGCGTGATACAAACTTAAAGGCGTGTCCTACCTGTTGGAACCCCGGTCAGCCGCAGCTAAAGCTAGGCGAGTTTCCAGTAGACGACCCGCAAGCCATACGCGACCCAAGACCTGATAGGAGTTTAGGGGTAGCAGGGGCTAATAGCAGTAGGCAGATACAGTGGGGATGGAACCCTGTAGGCGCAGGTGATGACCCCTTTGGGCTAACTCCTAACGACTTAGTAGCAACAGGGCAAGTCGGAACAGTAACAGTGACAACAACTTAGAGAATAGCTATGAAAAAAGATAGTAAAATCAAAGAAGTAAAAGATGCACCTAAGCCTGATATGAAGGGCGTTAAGACCACTGGAATCAAAGTTCGTGGTACAGGCGCTGCTACAAAAGGACTTATGGCTCGCGGCCCTATGGCGTAAAACATGAACTATACCGAGCTAAAAACAAATATTGAGGACATTTGTGAGCTTACGTTCACAGATGACCAGCTCGCTATGTTCACGAAACAGGCGGAACAGAAGATATACAATGCTGTGCAGATACCCGCACTGCGTAAAAATGTTACTGGCACCATGACATCCAGTAACGTGTATTTGTCAGTTCCTACTGATTTTTTGTACGTATACAGCCTAGCGGTCATAGACGGTAGTGGTAACTACACGTTCTTACTAAACAAAGACGTTAACTTCATACGTGAGGCGTATTCCACCAGCACAGCAACGGGAGTACCTAAGCACTACGCTATATTCAACGATGATGCGTTTATTCTTGGGCCTACACCTAACAGTAATTACTCAACAGAGCTTCATTACGGCTACTATCCTGAGTCTATTGTTACCGCTAGCACCACCTATCTTGGCGATGAGTTTGACTCTGCGCTACTAAACGGTGCCCTAGTAGAAGCTATACGATTTATGAAGGGTGAGCCTGACATGATTGCGCTTTACGATAAGATGTACGTATCAGCTATGTCGTTACTCAAGGTACTGGGTGACGGTAAGTTACGTTCTGACACGTATCGTTCTGGGCAAGCTAGGCTAACGGTGCAGTAAGAAGTTATATGTTGTTACAAACTCCGCAAATAGAAGTAGGTAATGTTTTCGTTGCCACTACAGAAAACAAAGGGCATGACCCTGAGTTCTGGGCGCAAGCCGCCGCAGGTAGGATCGTTAGCGTAGGTAGCAGTTGTCACCCCGTGATAGCGCAACAAGCGGAAGCGTTCAAGGAAGCAGTCAGAGCCACGGCTTTGCACTACATAAAAGAAGCAATAAAGAGCGATAGGACAACACTTATTGCAGAACTAGAACGTCAAGGTCATAAAGACATGGCAGACATAATTAGGAGTCTATAATGGCTATATCTACAGCTATGTGCACGTCTTTCAAGCAAGAAATACTTGTTGGCACGCATAATTTTACTGCCACTTCTGGCAATACGTTCAAGCTAGCTTTGTACACAAGTTCGGCTTCCTTGGGCGCAAGCACCACTGCGTATTCAACATCTAACGAAGTGTCTGGTACAGGATACACAGCGGCAGGTGCAGCGTTGACCAGCGTTACCCCGGTTGCTAGTGGAACAACAGCCTTGTGCGACTTTTCTGACCTTACATTCAGTTCGAGCACTATCACTGCAAACGGTGCGCTTATATACAACGATACACAATCAGATAAAGCTGTTTGTACGTTAGCTTTTGGTGGCGATAAGACCTCAACTGCGGGTGATTTTACGATCCAGTTCCCGACAGCAGATGCGTCTAACGCGATCATCCGTATTGCATAGCGAGTAATATGTGGCGGTTGTTAATGGCTGGGGACGCGGTGCTTGGGGTGACCTTGGATGGGGCGAAGGCTCTATTCCAGTCACCGTTACGGGCGTTGCAGGCACTGGCGCAGTCACAACAGTCACCGTCTCGGCAGA